ACCTGGACGATCAAAGCTATTGATACTTCAGGTAATGAATCAGCTAACGCCACAAGTGCAACGGTTACAGCTGGGGAACCTGGCGATTTTATTAACGTCTTGAATCTAAACAGCACTTTGTCAGGTGCTTTGTATGTTGCAACTGACTACGTTGCAAGCGACTATGTAGAGTCAGACCCCAGTGATATGGCAACTATTGGGGGTGCTATTTACATTCCAATTGACTCGGAAGACACCTGGGCCACTCACTTCTCTGATCAAGGTTATGCTAACTTCCAAGCTCAAATAGATGCTGGATTTGACAAATATTTACTACCTAGCTTGCCGACCGCAACGTACACCGAAATATTTGATGGCGGTTCAACTCTTTCTGGCGTAATCGCTCCTACGATCACAACATCTGTCTATAGCGGGACACCTGTTCAAACTTTGCTGATTAGCACGTCACTGGATAACATTACTTACACGGAGCACACAGGGCTAGAGAGTGTTTTTGTCGAGAGTTTTAGATACGTCAAACTAGCTTATACATTTACGTCTGCTAGTAATGGTGACGTAGCCATAATTACAGCATTAAATCTAAAAGTAAGCAGCAAGCTGAAAACGTTTGTCGGTGAGTTTGACTCAGACGGTAGCGCACCCTCAACGATTGACGTAGGCACTGGTTTTGCTTCGATCAAGAGTGTAGTTGTCACGCCTCAAGGGTCCGGCACCAAGAATTTTGCGGTTGTAGACACGGTTCCGACTGCTGGTCGATTTACAAGTAGCGTTTATGATGAGACAGGAACGCGCAGAGGCGCTGTGAAATGCACCTTCATTGTCCGAGGAACGTAAGGCATGGCAGCTAACGCCAATTGGGACAATCCAACCCTCAACTCAAGCCCTGCGGATTTCGTCACGGAGACCAAGAACCGTGATCTTGACGTAGCTATTCAGTTCTCAAGCGCAGCTGATGGGGACACGATCCCGACCAATGCGATCAAGTGGAACGCAACCCTCCAGCGTTGGCAGCTGTATGGGGGTTCTAGCTTTGGCGAACTCACGACAAATTACAAACTGACATCAGTCGAGGTTACAGGCACAACCAAGCCAACAAATGGGCTTTACCTACCTTCGGCCAACTCCCCGTCGATTACAAGTAACGACAATATCGCCTTGCAGTTCAACGCTAATGGGGCGTTTGGTGTTGGGGCGTCTCCATCTTTTGGCAGTAGCGGTCAGGTTCTTACGTCTGGGGGGACAGGTAGTTCACCTTCATGGACAACCATTTCAGCCGGGGGGATTTTTGCAGACTACGAAACATTTTCTGACAGGAAAGACGAGGGAACGGACGGCGGAACGTTTACCAATGGAGCGTGGAGAGACCGCACGGTTACAAATGAGACTTCCTATCCACACACTCAGGGCTTTGTTGTTTTTACTTCTGACACGGTATTTCAATTAGATGCCGGGACATACCTCTGTCGGTGGTCTTGCCCCGCTTTCGACGTAGCGAGGCATCAATCTAGACTGTATGACGACACAAATAGCGCGGCAATTGCATATGGGTCTAACGCTTATAGCAATATAACCTATCCGGACGTGACAAGATCTATAGGGGTCGCAAGGTTTACTGTTTCAAGTGATAATACCAATTTTAAGATTCAACATCGTTGTCAAACCTCAAAGACAACCACTGGTTTTGGCCTTGACAACAATTTTGATGCTGGTGGCTTAGGTAATACAGAGATTTATACTATCGTTGAGATCTATCAGGAGAGCACTTAATATGGACATTGCGCTTTGTATTGACCGTTTAGGGCTCAACCGAAACGAGTTCACTCTTTCTTCCGATAACCCACCGCATACGCTTACTCGTTGGAGCGGCCCAGACCCTCAGCCTACTGATGCCGAATTGCAGGCAGCATGGGACGCTTACGAGGCTGAAGGTGGTTACGCGAAAGAGTTGGCCAAGTCAAATCGAAAATATGCATACCTTGAAGAGGCTGATCCTTTGTTCTATAAATGGAAAAGAGGGGAAGTGACCAAGGCGGTTTGGACAGCCAAAGTCGCTGAAATTAAAACGCGGTTTCCTTATTAAAAATGCCAAACGCTGATTGGAACATTCCAACAACTTCGACTAAGTACATTGACTTTATTGATAAGGTCAAAGTTCGAGATGAGGACACAGCAACTCAATTTACTAGTTCTTCAGGTGCAACAAACATTCCTGACGATTCAATCCAATGGGACGGCGCGGCAGGCCGTTGGAAGAAAAGGGGATCAGGTGCCTGGGGCGAGCTTACTGACAATTACAAACTGACTTCTCTTGAGGTCACAGGGAACACTGCTCCCGCTAATGGTCTGTATTTGCCTGCGACTGACACCCCTACTTTTAGAAGTAACAGTAGCGACAGGCTACAGTTTCGATCAACAGGGGCTTTCGGGGTTGGTGGAGCAAATTACGGCAGCTCTGGTCAACTGTTAAAAAGCAATGGATCGGGAGGTGTTCCTACTTGGGTGGCTCCTCCAACTGGTGGGCTTTATACGCATGTGGCCGCAATCTGCGACAAAAAAAATGAAGATGTAGACGGCGGAACATTTACCAGTGGCGACTGGAGAGATAGAGATCTGAATACTGAGCTATTTGATAGCGGCGGGATTGTAAGTGTGCCGGGTGATTATACGAACAGCTTTGAACTGGATGCGGGAAGCTATCTGATTTATTGGTGGGCTCCGGCTTTTGATACCAGAAGACATCAAACAAGATTAAGACGAGTCAGTGATTCAATTGATGATACTCAAGGATATGGAACAAACTCTTACAGTCACACCAGTGGAAACGGGCAAAGTATCTCCTGGGGCGTTTCTTATGCTACTTCTAGCGGAACTCGCACCAATTTTAAGATTCAACATCGATGTGAATTGTCAAAAAGTACGACAGGCTTTGGGGTATCTGTGGACTGGAGCGGTTCTGACTTTGAGATTTATACTCTTGTTGAAATTTACAAATTAATCACATGATTGATATTGCCATCGCTATCGATCGCCTAGGGCTGAACGCTAATAGCTTTGTTCTAAGTGGCTCTGTTCCGCCGCATACGCTGGTTTCTTGGAGCGGTCCAGACCCTCAACCTACAGACGCTGAACTTCAAGCAGCATGGGATGCCTATGAAGCCGAGGGAGGTTTTGCGAAGGAAAAAGCTCAATTAAATAGGGCTAGTGCATACGCTCAAGAAGCGGATCACATTTACCTAAAATTTGAGCGCGGCGAGGCTACTAAAGCTGAATGGGAGGCTAAAATTGTTGAGATAAAAGAGCGTTATCCGTACCCAGAATGAAGAGACCTGACCCGATGATCCCCTGCAAGCCTGGAGCGGAAGATCAAGTAGCAATGCGGAACAGGTCCGCGTGGATTGAAGCCCTCTATAAGTATGAAGGTCGTGATGACAAGGATCATCCAATGCACGGCCTGTACACAGGGTTAGCGAAGAAGCATTACAACACGATGAGCATCAATGGCTAAGCCAAAAGGTTCTGCTGAGGTTGATTTTATCAAGGCAAAACCCAAGAAAACCCGTCAGGGCAATGGGAAGCATTCCAAACCGTCCCACGGAAGAAAGCCACTTAGGGGTCAAGGCAAGTAAACTTTGAGTGGTTTTGCTTAGTTTGATGATCAAGTCTTTATCTTGCGCTGCTGGTGCTCTTGCCTTTGGAGCGTCTGCGGCTGTTGCCGGCCCTTATGCAAACGTTGAGGCGAATGCTGGCTGGGTCGGTTCTGATTACTCAGGCAACGTGACTGACCTTCACTTGGGCTATGAGCACAGCGAAGGCCCTTACAGCGTTTATGTCCAAGGCGGTCCGGCGCTTGTCTCTGTTGATGGCATGGATTCCGAGCTTGAATTTTCCGGCAAGATCGGCGGTTCAGTCGCTGCTTCTGACAAGGTTTCTGTCTATGCAGAGCTTGCTGGAATCACTGGCGACTTGAACAACAGCTACGGCGGCAAACTTGGGGCCAAGTGGGCTTTCTGATCTATAGTCAGGACTGACTGAGTGTCGGGCTTGGTCAGACGATGGAGAGCACCCCTGATAGCCTCACACTATTAGGGGTTTTTTCATGCAGAAAATTTTTAACGCACTTGCTGTTTTGTCGTTTGCAATGTCTGGAGCGTTAGCAGGCGGCAGCTATTACGCTTTCAGCAAGTTGCCAGAACTGAAACAACAGGCAATAGATGAAGCTAAAGCCCTTGTCGGTGAGTTAGTTTCTGGAGCGGTGACAGATGCAATGCCTGGGCAAGTCAAAGAGATGATGCCTGCGCTACCAACTGAGACCGGTCCTGCTTTGCCTTTTTAATGTCAGATCTGATCAACTCTCCGTCCCATTACAACCAAGGTCGTGTTGAGGCTATTGAGGTTATTGAGGATTCAGTGAGGGACGCTGATGATGCTGTTAGCGGCTACTTGCTGGGTCAGACGCTCAAATATTTGCTGAGGATGTGGCACAAGGGCAATGCGCTCCAGGATGCAGGCAAGGCCAGTTGGTATTTGGATCGGTTGATTGCCAGATTGCAGGGGAATGCCTGAAATTCGCACTATTGGGATCAACGACATTCGGAGCTGGAACGGACCTGCTCCTTTGTCGGTGCCAACCGCTCCACCAGTAACGGTGAACATTGGCGCCCCAATTGTGGATCTGCCAGGTTTCAATGCGATGGACTACAGGCCGGAGAAGCTAGTTTCTGATCCAGTCGCTCCGACCCCAAAGCCTTCGACGCCTGAGACACCACAAGCGCCAACGCCAGCTACGCCGAATTTTCCCAAGACGAAAGCGGCAATTGACGAGGATCCTAGGTGCCCTCCCTTGAGGGCCAAAGAGGTCGGAACGGTTATTCAAGGCGGTAACAAAAGAATTTCCAGCTATGAGATTCAGGACGGTAAATGCTTCGTCCTATATGAATCAATCAAGTTGCCTGAACAGATGATAAACGCTGTTCCGTCATTACCGGCTGCAACGACTGTTGCTCTTACGGCTTCAGTTGGTGTTGCGGCAGGTCTGGCCACTCCGTTTTTGTTGAAGCTGATCAAGCCTGCGGTCAAGAAAGGGCTAACTAAGGCGTCGAAGATGTTGGGACGAAAGGTTGAACCTGTATCGGTGTTGGAGCGCCGGAAAGCCCAACGGGCGAAACGGAAGGGATAGCGTGTTTGTGCTGTAGGACTTGCCCTGGCTTGGGTTTGATTACTACATCGGCGCACACAGCAAAATAGGGTGACTTGGGGTGAAACTCAATGCCTTTGAGCTTTAGT